CAACGCTTCCCAGACTTCTTTCAACCACCCGGCTCTAGGATTCGCCCACCGCCCCCGCTCTGGCTTGCTCGTGTAACGGGGTTTGCAAGCTCCCACCACCGACGGACCGCATGGGAGCGAGGGAACATTATGGCATAAAAATTAGTCCCCACAAAAGCACGAGATGTCCTCTGAACTGTCAAACATATCTACCTGACTCTTGGCCGCATCCATCATGGCCTGGTAAGAAGGTCGGTCTGTACGGAAGTAGAACCCTGATGGCTTGCTGGGCGTCGAAATGGTTTCCATCTTTGCCCACCACAAGGCTCGCTCTGGTTCCCTTGAAATAAGACTCATTACTTTATTCGTGTTCTTTAAGAAGCACAGGTCACAGTTCCCCCAGGGCGTCTCCCCATTGATGTTGTCCAACTCTAGATCAAACGGCTGCTCACGCCAGAACTTGGCTACGTCATGCTTGGTGACGCCTGCAATCCCGCAAGGGGCGTATTTGGTCTCGTGGGTGCCGTAGTCTTGGTTCTTGATCTTTGAGAGCCTGCGCTGCTCGTCTGCCCTGATGCCGATCCAAGACTCCCACTCTTTCCAACCTAAAGATTTCAAATACCGGTGGGCGGTTCTTACCTTTAACTCTACGGTGCAGAATCTCACCAACGGGTTGGGTAGATACTTCCGCTTACGAATGATTGCCTCGAATGGCTCGCCGTTCCTGCTGGCTGTCTCAAACGTGACCTTCTCAAACTTGGTCTCAGAGTCCCTGAACTCTAGCCAGTCAATCTCAACGCCCCACCTTTTTGAGCATTCGTTAACAAAACGCAGCGTCTCTTCACGTTCTTTACCGGTGTTCTGGAAACAGACTCTCGCTTCATCAGGGGGCCCGTTGTTGGCTTCCAGGGTGCGGTAGAGCATATAGGCCGATGTTCTGCCTCCTGAGAAGGATATGCAGGTCGGTCCGTTAATTTTGAATGGGTCCATAAAAAAACCGGGTCTCCCCGGCTTCTTGTGTTAGTTAAACTTTGGCCAGAGCATAAGCATACTCTTCTTTGCCCCGCGGCGGACGAGCTCCTTCTCACTGGCTATCAGTCCACCTGGTAGGCCGTAGTAGCCGGGGATGTGGAAGTGTGGGACGAGGTTGATGCCGTTGAGTACCAGGCACTTGGTGGCCACTTTAGCTGATGCGATTGTCATTTTATTGTCCTTCAAGTTGTGCGAGTTCTTCTGCTACCCACTGGATTGCCCAGGAGTGTGATGGCTCGTCGATCAGGTTCTGGACCCACTCGAGGTTCTCAAAGCCTGCGACCTTGAAAGCCTCGAAGTTAGCGAAGGTCACGAACTGCTCGACGAGATACTCTTTTGCCCACTCTGCATCCTCGATGGCTGGATATGCCTGGTCTTCGAGGAACCGCTTGATTTCTTGCTTGATGTCCATCACTGTCCTTTCTGTTTTGCGCCGAGACGTTCAGCGCATGAGTTGAACTGTACACAGATTTTTTGGTCTTGTGTGAACTTTTTTTAACTTTTTTCAATTTCTTTTGCAGGGACGCCTCGGCCGTAGATTCTAAGGAACGCATCCTGCAAAGCCTCGTTTGACTTGCACCACTTCGGGGTCCTCCAGGCCTTGTCTCGCAGTGAATCTGGGCTGTTCTCGCTGACGTCAAACTCAGACCGAGAGCCAATATCATCACCGTCCTCATCTGGCGTGATCGGCACATCCTTCCAACAAACGCCGCCCATATCAACGGTGCGAACCTCAATTCTTCCGGGATCGCCAAACTCATCAATCTGCAGGTAGATGTCGTCTTGTGATTGACCGACGACTAGGCCCATGTAACCTGTTGGGGCACCGTCGTCGTTAATGAATCGAAACCAGTATGCAAGCACTTTTTTTCCTTTGAAAAGTTGGGTGGGGGCCGAGACCCCCGGTTGGTTGACTCAAGCCGATCAAATCTTTTCGTACTTAGCGATGAGAACTTTCAACTTACGAACGTCCTGCATTGCAAGGCGCTCCTCTGCCGCACCGTACTCACCGTTGAGTTCATCGTTGTTGATATGTCCGCTTTCGAAATACGTTGACAGAACGTACTTGGCTTCATTGACGATCTCGGAATCTGTGTAGTCTTCGATCTCTTTGCCATCGTCATCGCTGATGTTCAAGAGTGTCTGGTGAAGTTGACGAATCTTGAATGCTGCTTTTAGGATTGCTCTCATTTCACTACCTTTCACTGTTACCGGTCGGAAGTGACCGTAGACAAATACTCTCACAAACAAACCCGTCTGTGTGAACTTTTTTGAAAATATTTTCTAGGGACAAACCCTAACGTCTCCACCAGTGATACTTGTGCTGGTCCGTATGAGGTAGGACGCACTCCAGAGTCTTGACAACACCCGCCGTGCCCGCGCTGGGACAGGAGTAGGTCGTGACCCTTACGAACGGACGGCTACGACCCCAGAGCAGGCTAAAGCGCACACCCCACTGCCATTTAGCCCGCTCCCAGTAGGTGACAGCCAGGCCATACTGTCCGTCAGCCTTCTCGGCCCAGCACCAGTGCTCAGGCATGACGAATAGGCTAAACCTGCGAAACGTCAAGTTAATTCTCATGATTCTTCGATCAGTCGGTTGATGTACCAGGCGGCCTTCTTCAGGTCCACCACCGCATCGCCCTTTAGGCCGGCCCTGGAGAGGTACTTGAGTGCGTTGAGCCTCAGGTATCCCCGGAACTCTTCAGGGCTCGCCTTGGCCCGCATATAGTCGATCGTCTCGATTCCGCCCGCGGTGTAGTGGCCTGGGCTGTTAACCTCATCATTCATCAATCTGGACCTCCCGAGGCAAGTTTCGCAGGATGACGGAGTAGTCTGGCTCTACCGGTTTCGGCTTGATGCTATAGAGCGTATGCCGGCCGCCAACTTCATTCTTACTAACATGATTGGCGTCCACGAGCCGGAGCAGGACGTTGGATATTGCCTTGTGTGTCATGCCCTCAATCTTGATGTCACGCACCCTCGTCTCACCGTTCAATTCTAGGTAATCAAGCACCTTCTGCTGGCTCATTCTGTTCCTTCAAATGGCCACTGACGGACCGTAGCATGGTTATCCTCTTCATCCTCTAAATTGTAAAGATGAATGCCAGTGAATAGGCCTATCGTGGCGCCTAAAAAAAAGTTGTTGGGTATCAGAAATTGAAAAATGTTATTGGCGCTGGCCGCCCACCACACGGAAGAGGCCCAACGATCAAAAATTTTCTTTTCTTTTTCTGAAAGACGGGGACGAAGATAAAATAGATAGACTGCTTTGCCCAAATTGGTAGCCGGAAATCCAACAGGGTTAAGTTCCGTCCCACCCTTCGCCAATACCGCGGCCGTGGTAGCGGCGTCAACAACTGCAGCTTTGTGTACATCTCGATGTAGTGGGACATTGGCGCAGCCTTGTAATAAAAGAATCAAAACAAGTGCCGGCCAAATTCCGCTCATGACCAATCTTCATAAAATTGATGGTATCCAATTGGCAGCATCACGCCGCACCGTTCGCACCTGTCCTGCGTATGGCGGTAATGGGCATCAATGCAGCTTATAGTGTTCTTATGGCCGAGCAGCCAGCAGAGAAACTTAGCCACTGTTCTTCTCCTTTGAACAAATAAAGTTCGGGTATTGCTGTAAGTAACCAACGCCTTTCTGCAAATCAATCCAGTGCCAAACATAGAAGTGACCATCCTGGACTAATTTGCTACCGGGCTCTTCACAGCTTTGGGCGCATCCGAATAAGGGAAGGCACAGCAGTAGCCACTTCATGTGTTCTTCTGCCGCAACTTAGCTTCAATTTCTCTGGCAAAACTCAAGTCGTCGTGACGATGGGAGGCGGCACACTCACCAACAATCAAGGCAATTTCATCTTCCGTCAGCCCGACCCACTGTGGACAGCAATGACCGCACCTGGGGCAGTCGATCACATGGGGGGTGACTTCGGGGGTCACATCGGGGGTAGAAAAAAGGGGCTCTGATTGTGACATTCTATCGCGCAGGGCTACTGCTGTGCGTAGTTGTATGTCGGGGTTGTCGCTATCCAAAGCATCCAGCACTTGTCGCATGAGTTCGCGGTCGTTCATAAGTCAATCCAATCATTAAAGGTTAAAACGCGGTCAGTGCTGTTTGCCCATCTGTCAAATTCATTCAACGGGCAGGAAACGTCAACAAAAAACTCTGGGAACGACCAATATCGAAACCTATATGCCCTGTTGTTTTTGTGTGCAACAGCAGCCTGCTTGAAAAAATCACGGTCAACTTTGTAACCCTTCTGTTTGAGCATGGTTTTAAACTGACTTGGACTCATGCCCCACAGTTGGTTGCGATTTGGCCTTTCGGTTTTCCATTTCATTTCTCTCCCCTTGCTCGGATACCTGCGGCAAACACATGGTCAAACCCATAAAACACATACTGTTCGTCACAAAACTTGGCGCACTCCTCCCGCTCATGCGCGGCGACAAGGGCGGCAAAGGCTTCAAACCCCCCAAACCCAACAATATCTACAACCCCATCGGCAAACCCAGCCTCCCGCGCCATGCGGATGATGTCTTCTCGTGTCATGGCTTTCCCGTTCGGTAATTATGCATGGCGATTAGTAGGCTTACCTGCGGATTCTTCCCGATCGGGACTGCAGGTGCATCTCCGGCCCCAGCCTCTGATGTCTGATCTATTGATACAAGACGCAGGGTTTTGTGCTCATAGGGCGCCTGGCTCATTTCTTCTGATTTGCTTGAACAGGTGCATCTTCGGCCCTGTCCGCAGTCTCCTGTGCAGCCACTGCCTCCGCTAAAAACTTCTTGAAGATACCGTCGCCTGGCCAATTTGAACATCTATCCAACTCCTTTTGACGGCGGTCAGATGTTGTGTGCATCCTCCACCAAACGGGCAAAATCAACAACCTCATCTAGGTCACCTTTGACGTAATACTCTTTTGAATTTTCGTGTTTGTCAATCAGGCCTGCTGCTAATGCCAACTTCACGAGCTGGCGCTGCCCCAGACCCATCGGAGGCTTGTTCTCTTCAAAGCTGAAGCAGGCAGAGTCCCAGGCGGCACACCAGCACTTGTACAGCGGCTCCTCGAGAGGATGGTAGTTACCGTTTCCGACCATGTTGGTGTCTCGCCATTTACGCCACGCAATATCGCGCTCCATACTCTACTCCACGATGATTCGATCGCCGATGCCATCCTTCCTGGCCGCCGACTCCCATCCGATGTTGAAGTCCCAGGAGCCATCTTTCTGGCGCTTTGCCTCGATGAACTGGATCTTGCACGGGAATTGGTACGACTTAGTGACAAAGCCATAATTGGAGTAAACCTTGACGCGCTTATTCTCTGGCTTTAAATGACCAAGCAGCTCGACCAGCTCCTCTTCCTCTACCGCTCGGGCGCTTGAGTTACCGCGCTTCCCGAAGTGATTTTTTAACTCGATTACTTTCATTGTTACCAACATATAGACGTGAACAATGAAAGAGTAAATCACTGACCAATGAGTTGACAAGTGTTCTGTCCGGTGATGAAGACGCCATAATCTCTTGAAGCTTGCGAGCATGAAGCAAGAGAATTGTGGTTGATTCTGCGATTTCAATTTGCATAAAAAAAGCCCCCGGTTTAGAGGGGGCCGGTTGGATTAGCGGGAGGTGACCTTGATGCTGAACACCGCGGTCGTCTTCGTAAACTCGGCCACCTTGTCGGCGCTGATGCCGCAGCTCTTCACTAAAGCCTTCCAGTCCACGACGCTACGGTTCGACTCGGAGTGGGTTGCCTTAAAAAAAGCACCCTCGAATACTTTGGCGCCACCTGGGAGAGTTGCCTCATCCTTCATGCCGTCCTTGATCGCGTCTGCCCGTGCGGTCAACTGTGCGATCTGTGGCAAGAGGCTGCCAAGCTCGTCAACTTCGTTGGTCTGGAGTGCGAGGGCTTCGATGTTGGTAACTGCGTTCATTTCACTGTCCTTTTTAACCTGGGCCACACCGTGCAGCCCATGAGTTGAATACTACACAGAATTTTTGGTCCTGTGTAAATTTTTTTCATTTTTTTTCAAATTTTTTTCGGCTCCGGTTCTTCCTCACGCTTGAGGTGCTCCAGCAGGGGCTCGAGGACCGATTCCTGCTCAGGGCGCAGCTTCATCCAAGCCTCAATTTCCTGGATGATGATCGCAACGCCAGCGTCAAACCCTTGAATCCATTCGTTAATTTGCACTTTCAACCTCTTTGATAGTTACCTTAAGCATCCCTGCGATTATATCGCCCCAGTAGACACGCAAGTCTACAATCTGCGAGTCGTCCTTGTAAATACCCGCGTGAGCTAGCGCATCGAGCGGGGCCTTCAGCAGGTTATCGAGGTCACGCTTGCGCTTGTCAGGCCTGAACGCCTCTACCGTCATGACAATGGGGCCCTCGAAGTGGACTGTCGGGTTGCTGTGCATGATCTGGTGCATCACAGCCTCACGATATAGTCGGCCTGCGTCCGAGATGACCATGCGGTTCTTCCACTTCCTCCAGTAGGTGTTGACACTGGGCGGCCAGGGTAGGGTGATCTCCATCATGTGTACCTCACTAAGTTCATCTGCTCATTCTCGCAAAAGGATTGGCTCTCACGGTGATACCAGAGTTTGTACCACTCCTCGATGTCCCCGTTACGCTGCTTCTCACACATCAGCGTCAGGTCGTGCTCAAAAGGCATATACCCGCCGCCGCTTTTCTGAGCCGTCTCCTTTTTTTTATTGCGCCAGACCACAAACACATTGTCAACCTGGTCCGTGATCGCGCCTGAGCCCTTCAAATCAAACTTGTTGGGCTGCGCCTCCTCCGACAAGAGCTTTCTGATGTGATGCACCAAGTGGATATGGACGTCATGATCTCGAGCTAGCGCCGTCAATTCGTCAATGAAGTTCTTCTGGGCATTGTAGTCATCCTCGCCCTGGACGCACTTCATGAGAGAGTCGATGAAGATATGACGGATGCCCAGCTCCATCGCGCAGTACCTGGCCATCGCCACAACCGATCGTGCGTCAGTTGTCCCTTGCTGATCGTATAACCAAAGCTTCGATTGCGAGAACGTGTCGAACTCAACCACTGTCTTCGCCAGTGCTTCTTGGGGGTAGGTCATCCCCTCGACGTTCTCACCAGAGAATTGACGCAGCATTCGGGTCAGCGTTCGGACTGGCTTCATCTCAAACGAGGCGATGCAGACGCGCTCACCCTGGCTGACAAGGCTTAAGGCTATCTGACCCGTTAGTAGGCTCTTGCCGCCCCCGTTAGAGCCAGCGTAGACCGTTACCTCGCCCAGTCGGAACTCGAACTCTCCCCAGGTTTTGGTCCAGGGCATCTGCAGCGGTTTGGGTGGTGCCGGTTGGTTGCGGCTGTCAAGAATCTCGAGAAGGTAGGCGCTAGCCTCTCGGACCTTGAGCTTGATCTCGGTTAACTTTTCATATTTTGCAACGTCTATGTCGGATTGTCGGACTTTACGGTGTTGGTCGAGCGCCTTCGCCCGTTCCTCAATGCCATCAGGCGAATTTGAGAGCTTCATCGATCCTCTCATAAGCTAACCAAGCACGGTCGATGTCGGCCTGGGTGGGAGTATTTCCGCGGGACACGTCAAGGGCTAAAGTCATCGCAATGACCGCCTCAAAGTGAATGATTTTCAACAGGTCCTTCGCGAAGAACTTGGGCTTTGGACCAATGCGCTCCCGCTTGTCAGGGAACAGGTCGGAGATGTCAATGCCGATTGCGCCACAGATTTCATGGGCGGTGCATCCTGCGAAGCAGTGTAAAAGTATCACCCCATCGCGGTCTGCAATGGCGAGTGACGGGGATTTGTCTTGATGGGACGGGCATTTAGCGACCCAAGAACCGTTCCGACCCGAAACCTTCTCAAGCCGGGAGAGGAGATTATCAATCATTTTCCAACTCTCACCGGGAGAGCGGTCGTCTGGTTGTCCCATCGCCTCTGGTTCAGGTACGTCGTTGGGGCCGGAATGTAACCGGAAAGCCAACCCTCCGACTCCCGAGACTTCAGGACATGGGCGACGATCACATCGGCCTCGCCGTCAAGGGCCTGCTTCACCCAGGACGCTAACGCAGCCTCCTTTCCGTACTTTCGCTGCCCTGCAGGCCATGCTGACCAAAATTCACTAAAACGACTAGCGATAGCGGCCAGAGGTATTTTCTTTTCTTCTCTTGTCTTCTCTTCTCTCTTCTTCTCTAAGGTATTACGCTCGGAATACGAACGTATCGACCACCTTGCGTTGACTGCATCTCTGGCCTTCTGGGACTTGACCTCAAAGTCAGAAAGGTCGTCGTCTGCCTGCTGGTAGGAGTAGCCCTCTTCGCCGTGCCTAAAGAACTCTTTTAGAACAGAATCAACGACTTGGACGTCAGAGATCTGGATTCGTTTGGCGACCCACTCTGCGTTCGGGAAGGGCTGTTTATGGCCGTAGTAAAGGTCGATGCAGCGCCTCAACACCAGGTCCTCGAGCTCGGTTAGGTGGCGGGTCTGCATCGCGTATTCAGCGTATCGAAATTTGTACCAGTTCACTGTTGTAACTCCTTAGGGTGTGCGAACGATGACGGATCGAAAGACAGTCGTCAAGGGGGTTGACAAGATTTTTTTTGTGTGTAGAGTCCGCTTTGCCAACGTTTGGCGTCAACACAAGAGGAAAATTATGATCCTGAGCAAGCAAGTAGAAGGCAACTATAAGCAGATCCCGGCAGGCACCTACCTGGCCCGCTGCTACCGGTTTGTCGATATGGGCACACAGACTGCCGTGTACGACGGCGAGACGAAAAGCCGCCACGTCGTCATGATTCAGTGGGAGGTTCACGGATCTGACGAGAACGGCGAAGAGCTGGTTACCCACAAGGGCGAGCCCCTCACCATCACGAAAAACTATACCGCCTCCATGAACGAGGCCTCCACCCTTCGTAAGCATCTCCGTGCCTGGCGCGGTCGTGACTTTACACCTGAGGAGGAGAAGGGCTTTAAGATGGAGAACATTCTTGGCCAGTGGTGCATGCTGACCGTTGAGGAGAACCCTGGCTCGAACGGTCGGATGTACACGAACGTCAGCTCGGTGAGTCCTGTTCACGCTACGCTCAAGAAGAACCTCCCGCAGGGCTACAACACGCCCGATTTCTTCAGCTTGGCCGATCGCAACATGGTCGTCTTTGAGCGTCTGTCGGATCGCATCAAGGAGAAGATTCAGGCTGCGCCAGAGTGGGCGGTCAAGAAGGCTACTCCGGCGAGTTACAGCGTTGAAGTTGAAGACGACGACTCCATTCCCTTCTGATCATGTTAAGCGCCATCCTATTTGGTGTTGGGGTGGCCTGTGCGCTGGCGGGTGAAAACCTGCTGGCCATAGGTTTCCTGGGTGCCTGTTTAGTTACGACAGTAATCGCTAAAAAAATTGAGGAAAAGCATGGATTTTACAGATGAGCAAGCAACGGTCCTTGAGCTTGAGGCCGCAAAGACTGACCAGATTAAAGCTAAAACGAGCAAGTTTTTTGAGCGGGTCATAGACCAGTCTGGCCTAACAGGAACGGCCCGACAGGTGATGTTGTTGAGTGAGCCAATTTCAGTGGACATCTCAATTCGCGTCCCGATCCAGGCGTTCACCGATCACAAGGCACTCAACTCAATTGAGCGAAAATTGTCTGAGGAGTGGGGCGTTCAAGTTTACTTGATCACGAGAACGAAATGAGCAAAATCTCAGGCATCGAAGCTCGAGATGGGAAGTTTTTGTATCCCACAAATGACACCTACGTCGGTAAGTGCATGGCGATGTACGGTGAGTGGGAGTCGGAGCTTGTCAATAAGTGCAGACAAATCCTTAAAGAGGGCGACGTCGTTGTTGAGGTCGGGGCGAACATTGGAGTCCATACCGTTCCGATCGCAATGCACGTTGGAGAGGCTGGCAGGGTTCACGCAATCGAGCCTCAGCGGGTCGTCTTTCAGATCCTTTGCGCCAACTTGATTTGCAATGAAGTCTTTAACGTACACACATACCACGCCGCGGCAGGGGACGAGCCAGGCAAGGTTAGGGTTCCGGATTTGGACATCGGCGATGAGCAGAATTTTGGCGCAGTGAGGGTCGCTGGCGAGGAGGGTCTTCAAGTCCGGCTGATGACGATTGACGAGATGAACCTAGACCGGTGCGACTTCATCAAGGTGGACGCCGAGGACTTTGAGCCGCAGGTCTTGCTTGGGGCTTACAAGACGATTGAAAAATTCAAACCTGTAATATATCTTGAATACAATTATCATGTACGGAACACCATCAACTTTTACATCAAAAAGTTTATGCCGAAGTACAAGATCTGGAACTGTAACGAGATCATTTACAAGCCTGACAACTGCTTTGGTAACGCAGACAATCAATTTCAGGACATTCACTCGTTAGGGGTAATCCTGTCGATGGAAGAGATCGCCGGGGTTACTGACTCTTTGGAATTAATTTCAATATAATGGAGGCCTTAATGCAGTCATCTGCCGTATTCAAGATTTTTAAACTTAACCCCGCTGTTTTCCAAGCCAAACCACAATTACCAGACGACGAAGAAGGCGGAAACGCATTTTGTGGAAATTGTGTGTTTTGGGACAAAGAAGAAGATGAAGATTCAATCGGTGAATGTCGCCGCTACCCGCCCCAGGTCATTACATTGGCTGACGAAGACGGAACCATGACCCCGGTATCCATTTTCCCAGCCTCTGAAGCTGACCATTGGTGCGGAGAACACCAGGAACAGTAAATATGGGCGCTCAGGTTTTTACGGACGAAGAGATTGCCTCTGCCAGCAGGTCTTACCGCAGCACCACAGAGGCGGCTCAGGCGTTAGGGATGAGCGAGCGGAATTTTCGTAAAAGAAAAGGCAAGCTAAACCTACAAAATAAAACGCACGTTCAAAAAGCAGAGCATAGGGGCGGTGTCACAGACGGCACCGTCCTTGTTTTTTCCGACGCGCATTTCTGGCCTGGCATCAGGTCTACCGCTCTTAAGGGCCTCTTATGGGCGATAAAAGAGCTTAAACCGGTGATGGTCATCGCGAACGGAGATATTTTTGATGGTGCCGGGATCAGCAGGCACCCCAGGTCGCAATGGCAAACGAGGCCAAACGTTAAGCAAGAACTTGAGGCCTGCAAGGAGTACATGACCGAGATTGAGAATGCCTGCCACCTTGCTCGCCATCACACTCAATTGGTTTGGCCACTGGGGAATCATGACACTCGGTTTGAATCGCGCCTAAGCTCGTTTGTGCCTGAATTTGAGGGTGTTCAGGGTCTGACTCTACAGGATCATTTTCCGAAGTGGCACCCCTGCTGGAGCTGCTGGCCGACGGACGATGTGATCGTTAAACACCGTTTTAAGAGTGGCGTCCATGCTACGCATCAGAACACGGTCTCGGCCGGGGTTACGATCGTTACTGGGCATCTACATTCGTTAAAGGTCACGCCGTTCTCGGATCTTCGTGGAAACCGTTTTGGGGTAGATACCGGGACGTTGGCCGAGACGGACGGGCCGCAATTTCTTGATTATTTAGAGATGAACCCAACAAACTGGCGGTCTGGGTTTGCTGTTCTGACCTTTAAGGATTCAAAATTGCTTTGGCCGGAGCTTGTCCACAAGTGGGATGAGGGCGTGATTGAATTTAGAGGGCAACTTATTGACGTAGGTGCGTTATGACTAACTTTATTCAAAAACAGATTGAGGTCTCTGAGCGTCTTTTCTATGCGATGAAGAAGGACCACGAGGAGCGGGTAAATCGGATTGAGGTATGGCAAAAAACCAGCGACAGTCTGATGGCGAAGCTTGAAGAGAGAGATAAAGAAATTGAACAATTAAGGGCAAGAATAAATGGCTGAATATCCAAGGTGTTTTGGAGATAGAAAACAGTATTCAAATTGGGTGAAGTTTGCAAGACACTCTCACCCGCATCCAAATCACGGTTATTGCGAAGACTGCACTTTGGAATACAAGACAGAGATGCTGAAGCAGAACCGGTGTGAGTTTCCTGAGGTCAAGTTTAAGAAATCTCGCGATGGCGGCCTTGAGGGTTACCGATCGGCGTCGGAGATCAAGGCACTAAAAGACATTGGATTCCAAAAATACTTTAAGGAAATCACCGCATGATCATCAGCAACACGAATACCAACGGGCACTGGTACACCAAGGACGGCGACCCCCAATATACCCAAATGGGACTAAACGGGAAGGAGCGCCCGACTACTCTACGGGACGCAAGAAAGAAGGATTTGGTCCCTAGCGTAACTACAATCCTGGGCGTTGTTGCGAAGCCTGCCCTAAACTTGTGGATCCAGAAGCAGGCAATTCTGTCGGCCATGAAACTCTCTCAACAGCCCGAGGAGAGCCTGGATGAGTACGTTAATAGGGTGATCAAGGATGGCCAAGAAACGTCGCGAAAGGCAGCGGCGGAGGGCACTAGGATCCATTGTGCTATCGACCATCACTACGATGGCAAAGAGCCCGTCCCCGCTTATGTAGAACACGTTCTAGGCACCACTTCTACCATCAGGCTTGCCTACGGTGAGAGGCAGTGGATTGCAGAGCGGGCCTTCGCTCACGAGATTGGTTTTGGCGGCCGTGTTGACCTTCACGCCGACGGTATTGTCCTTGACGTTAAGACGAAGGAATTTGAATCGGAGTCAGAGATCACCAACTTCGACGAGAACCTGATGCAGCTCGCCGCTTACCGGGTTGGCCTGGGTATGCCTCAAGCAGTCTGCGCTAACGTGTTTGTATCCAGGACTCGGCCAGGACTCGTTAGCATTCAGGAGTGGACGCCAGTTGAGCTAGACCGCGGCTGGGAGATGTTCTGTCATCTGCTTCAGTTCTGGCAGATCCGGAACAATTACCTGTAATAGTCTCGAGCCTGCTTAACCGCCTCAAGCCCAAAAGCTGCGGGAATAGCGATAGGCGCGAGTGGAGGGTACATTGATGCCCCGGTGGCCGCTAATTGAGATGCGGCTATTAGGGCGTCGATGTATTCTTTATTTTGCATCGCCTCATCAATTTCTGCGACGTTTCTGCCCATTGAAGCACTTGCGGCGCCGTACCCAACTACCGGGAAACGTTTGAATGCTGTTTCTGCAACTCGAGCACTAATCTGGCCTAAAGGGGTTTCTCTGACTGACGTTAAAGCCGCTCGAGCCCTGTTGATTGGACGTTCAGCCTCTAGCCTGGCTGCCCTGGCCCTGTTGGTGTCTTCTTCGAGTTGAATGAGCCGCTGCTGGTTTGCCCGCTCCTCCACCAGTCTCTGCTGCATCGCCTGCTCTCTTGCAGCTGCAGCCCTTTCGTCGGTTTGTTTACCCAAGCGCTCCCAGATTGCATTAGGATCATCGGGGCTAAGTTTTGGGTAGAGCTTGTTGATCCGTTGAGAAACTTTAGAGTCCCCTTGAACCTTGCCGCGTTGATACATTGCGCCAGACTCAGGAACAGACCTAGAACCTGGCGTCTCAACACCTCGCCAATTCCTAGACCACTTCTCTCCGCTAGTGCCTCCGGTAGCAGGGGCCTCAGGAAGGGCGCCGGCTGGAAGTCGTAGCTGAGGCTCTCGCCTTTCGAGAGTAGACCTCCGCTGTGATTCCATTTGAGCGTACTGAGCCCGAGCCCTTTCACGAGCCATCTCCTCGCGTATAGCACGAGTCTCCGCCCTGTTCAATCTGGACTCTGCAAAGCCATACCCGGCACCTAAAACGGCCCCGGTAGCCGCAGCCATCTCCTTGTTCTTCTGAGCCTCTACAGCAGGATCGGCCGCCTCCTGTGTATAGA